CGATGTGCAAGTCCCGACGCAACCGACAACGCCGGGCACGGTGCAGGTCTACGTCCTGACAGGACCAGTAACGCAGCCGTCCGCATCCCCAAACAGCGCGGGTATCGCCTCCGGTACTCTGCTTTCAGCCGTTCAATCAGCCCTCAGTGCGCAGACGGTGCGCCCACTTTGCGACACGGTGCTCGTTTCCGCTGTGACGGAAGTTGACTACACGGTTACCGGCGCGATCACGCTTTACGCAAACGTGAACTACGCAACCATCGCTGCGGGTATCACTGCGGGTGCTCAGAATCTTGCTCTCACGATTGCTGCCAACATCGAGCAGGACATAGTCCTGAGTCAGTGGCAATCGGCTCTCAGCGTGTCTGGCGTCTACGACATGCAACTGACACTTGCTGCGAACATCGGCGGGACACCACTCACTCCAACTTCGGACGGCAGTTTCTTGCTCACGGCGGGACAATGGGCGAACTGTACTTCCATCAACCTGACGATTGTCATGGGCACAAAAAACCAGCCAGTAAGCTAGTCCACAAGGAGACTTCAGCATGAAACGAATCGCGCTCTTTCTTTTCCTGATCTTTTCATCAATCCCGTCTTTTGCTCAGACGCAGATTGACCCGACTTATCAGATTCAATGGAATTTGCTTTCTGGTTCTGGCGCGCCCTCGATTACTTGCACGCAGAACGGAAACTACACTGTTTACCCTTACGGCGCAGAGTGGGGCCAGTCGTATCAGGACACGACGAACAATGTCGAGTACAAATGCACAGCCTCTGGATGGGTGAAGAATCTACCCGCAACGGGCGGCACGATCACCGGCGGCCTGCAAGTGACAGGCACTATGGTGTCTACAGGTTGGGCTCCGTCGGGTGGCATCGCCACTGGCGATTCAACGGGTTTTGGTGCGTTCGGACAGAACGCGCCCGATGCGGGATACACGTCACCGCAGGGATTTCCCCGGCTTCTTGGGGACCTTACTCCGGGCGGGATGAAGATTCTGGCCACAAGTGGCAGCATGATGGGCGATGTAAATGAGATTCAACTTGCTCCGCTTGGTACGTTCCCTGCGGCATCCGCGCCACGAATCACAATTCAAGATGGCATCAACGATGGTGGTACCTACGGCACATCGTCCAATCAGCAAGCCATCTTCGCGGCAGAGGATTTGTTTGCTCTAATTCGCGCAATCCCTCAGGAAAATACGATTGAAGCATCATCAGGACTTATCACCATCGCGCCCTCATGCTGGACTTACAACGCTACACGGGTCGGTATCAAATCTCCCACGCTGGAGTCGGCGACGGCCGGTTGCACGCTATCCTTTCCGATCACGGTCCCGTCCAGTGGCGTAGCCTACATCTCTTATGTGCAGATTGACGGCAATACAAATGCTACGGCTACGGTCCAATTTGACTCAACAACTGTTGGGACTCTCAACAGTGGAAATGCTGGCACCACTGGAAACTGTATCTGCACTATCCATAACACGAATCAGTCACCATTCGCGGCACGCTTTACTGGGCTTACACCTGGTCTCCAAACTGTCACGATTACAACACAGTCTAACTCTGGTGGGGCCGGGTTTAGCTTCCTAAGTGCTAGCACACAGCCAACTACCTCTCCAGCAGGACTCTCGCCGTCAGTTTCCGGCTCAGGCCCTCAAGTCTATGAGGGCGGTATCACGCTGACGGAGAACTACTCAACTTACTACTACCAATACGACCCACTTGACCTCATCATCAGGCAAAACATTGCAGCTCTGCAATCTGATGGCGAGTACGCCATTTACATTTGCGGGTTGTCGAATCCAACCAACTACAACGCGTTTGTTCCCGGCTCTGCTCTGCAACAGGCGTGTTCGACGGACGTGCCGACTCGATGGTTTAGCAACGCTTGGGCACCTATTTCTACAACCGCGTGGAACTCGGCAACTGCCACTCTTACGATTGTGTCAACAGGAGCGATCAGCGGCATCACGGTGGGACAGAGCGGTACCGTCTCAGGCACAACAACACACCCAGAAATTAGCAACACGAAATTGTGGAATGTGACCAGCGTTTCAGGTTCCACTATAACTCTGACTCAGCCGTCATTCAGTGGCGTTACGTGGTCTGCTACTTCGGACACGGCTGGACAATTCAGTCCGTACATGTATAACACAGCACACATGAACAGCCAGGGTCAGATCCAGATGGCCCGGGCATATAATCACTACATGAAACTCACAGGAGGAGGCAATGGTCCATTTGTCCCTATCCCTTTGATACTACCCGCCATTCTCGGCGACACCAGCGGGTTCTATATTGCCGATTGCGAGACAGGCACGGGGTTGGCATCAATAACGATGCCGGGCGGTTTGAATGGCAGCGGAGCGGAGCTGACTATTGAGAACATAGGTGCTGTTCCTTGCACCTTGACGGTTACAGGAATTGCCATTAACATCCCTGCCACTATTCAGTCGCACTACAACTCTTGTACGTTCCAACTCACAGGACAGACCTGGTGGGGAAAGGGCTGCACATCTGGACCGACTTACCTTTCGTTGGGTCAGATTGCACTCGGAAGTTCGTACCTACCTGCCTATACTGTCACTGGAGTGGAAGGGAGTCTAAGGTTGCAATGCACATCCGTTGGCGGGGCAAACACTGTCAATCTCCCTTTCGGAACAACAACTGTTGGACCGATGTACATTGGGAACTTTGGAACTAGTCCATGCTTCCCAGTAGGAACTGGCGGCGCGTATCTGGAAGGATTTCCGGTCAACGGGATACCTCAGAATCAAACCATGCAGGTGATGCGCGATGGGAGTGGTTATTGGTGGCCCATGGGTACTAGCTGGGCCGATCCGCAAGCCCTTAGTCTCGGGTATAAGCAACTCGGACCTAATTACCTGCCATATGCACTCACCGGGTCGGAAGGTATTCTCGAGCTTGATCCGAACGCCAACTCGTATATCACAATCGGGACCAATCCGGCCAACGGTGACACAGTAACTGTAAACGGGACAGTTGTGACCTTTGTGACCAGCGGGGCTACAGGTAATCAAGTCAATCTTGGAGGGACCGCCGCTCTCACGGCAACAGCCTTGCGGACCATGCTCTCGGCGTCTTCGGACACAAACCTTGTCAAGAGCACATACACCAACCCGAGTAGCGGTGTGGTGTTGGCCACTCCTACGGTCGGATCTTTTGTCCAGACCTTTGCGACTAGCGTCCCTGCGAAAATGACGTTCTCTGTCGCATTCTTGACCATCTCAGCGGGCATCATGCAGCACGGGCCTTTTACCATTATCAACAACGGCACAGTGCCCGGGCCAATCGTATTCAGCGGCGTGACCAATATTGGGATACCGACTATAATTCAACCTGGAAAGAGTGTCGTAATAGCATGTAGCGGAGCAAACATCTGCATGTGGTCTGGTGGGAGCACGGCACCAACGACGTTCAATTTGAGTTACACGACTATCGGCTACAATATAATGCCCTACACAATGGCCGGCTACGAAGGGATCATCCAGGCGTCACCTAATTCCACAAGCGGAATAATTCTCCCGGCTTTAACGACTCACGGACCATTCTTCATCAACAATGTCGGCAGTGCTCCGCTAACGCTCACGGCGTCGGCAGGTATCATCACAGGGTATCCGACTGGCGGAATACCGATCAATCGCGGTGTCATATTAACCAGTGACGCTGCGGGTAACTACTACGTCCAGTCACCCGTCAACGCGCTTCCTTCAATCCGAGCGGGAACGTGGAGTATTAGTTCAAGCACCTCAGTGGCCGTGACGTTTGCGACAGGTTTCAGCTCCGCACCTACCAGTTGCTCAGTGATGCCTACTGCAAGTTCTGCGACTACGGGCCAGCCGTATCCGACAACTCTAGCAACGACAGGATTTACAGTCAATGTGCCGATCAGTGGAACATTGGCGGGAACGTATCAGTGTGAAGTCAATAACGCTAATTAAGGAGACAACATGATTCGCAGAATCCGTGAAATGATCGCAGCGAATAGGCACTGCGGCGCCTAGGACCGCATCTACGATAGAGGGATAGGCCATAGGAGGGCCTGAGCAACATGACAACCAATCTCAGGCCCGCGTCATCAATCAATGACCTCAGAACGACGGCCCACATGCAACTCTCCGCGCGCATTGAGTCCCTCGACCTCACACCCCTGCTTATCAGGACTCTAGGAAACAACCTCCCGGCATCCATCTTGCCTTACTTGATTTGGGAACTCGATATGATGATTCCCGGTGTCCCGATGCAGGCGTTGGGCGTCACGTCCCAGACTATCATTCAAAACGCTCTTCCACTCCACAAGATCATGGGGACGCCGGGAGCAATTGTCCAGGCTCTCGCACTGTGCGGATTCACCGCAACGCTATTCGAGGGGCAGGCAGCATGGGGGGGGACGACTTATCCAGCATCGCAGGGATGGGCTGTTTTCCGCGTGGGCATAAGCGGTTCAGGACAATCGCCCATCGGAGTTATAGACGACGTCAACCGGTCTTTCAACCTTCCCGCTGTTCCGGTAGGAAACTCTCTACGCGTCTTTTACAACGGCCTTCTCCAGCCAACCACCAATTACACCGTGTCAGGGACAGGACTCACTACAACCTTTGCGCCGTCAACTGGCTCAACTCTTTGTGTCCTGATGCGCAAAGCTACGGACGGAACCCCGCTGTACTTCGATGCTGTGGTACCCACCGTCTCGGGTTCAAATCTGGTACTGCCGGACGCCCCGATTTCCATTGAACTCTACCGCAATGGGATGCTCCAGAGTTTTAGTGCGTCTCCCGATCAACTCGGATACATGGCCACGATCATCAACTTCTTCAAGCCTGCTCGGTGCCTGCTTGATTCAGTATTTGCGGAGAGTGGTACTGACTACTACATCCTCGACGGCAACATCATTGTGCCATCTGTGCCGATTGGCAGCGCATCTTTCCTCGCGTGGGGAACCTATGCGGGAACCGGAGCGGCTCCGAACTTTGCGGATTGGATCACCCCGGCTGGAACCTTTGACGGGACCAACAAGGTATTCACGCTCCCGCAAGCTCCAAACCCGGCTACCAGCCTTCGCCTTTACCGCGGATGGCAAGTCCTGAAGCCTGGCGGCGTTGACTTCACCCTGAGCGGCGCAACGATCACCTACGTCATCGCCCCGCCACCCACGGCCACGCATCTGGCCTTCTATCGCTACTAGGGTGCGGTACAATCGCTTTGACGGGTACAGAACCAGTCTGACTCGCCACAGGACCTTGATAAGAGGCTCGGTGGCGAGTCTTTCACTTTGGAGGGAACACCGATGGAAACGAAGATTGAACCGAACGAAACCGCTATTGTGACTCCTGTCATGCTGCCAGCCTGCCCTTATTGCGCAGACGATCCGGCCCGGCTCTCGATCATGAACCAGATCTTTCCCGGCGGCATGATCGGTGCCATCATCTTCTGCGGGAATCCCGCGTGCCGGAAGATCATCTCGACGCAGATCGTTGGGCGGATTGAACAACAGGCAGCAAATCAGGACTCGAAACCGCAAGAGGCCGCAGTTGCTGGCCCACAGTTGGTGAAGTCTCCGGAGGCCCTGTGAAGCGATCAGTAAAGCGCATCATCGCACTCACTGCTCTCTGGCTGTGCGCGGCCTTCGCCATCGCCCAAGCCCCAATCGGCGTTTGCATTAACAATGTGGCGCAGACCATCTCAAACGGCGTCATTGCTCCGATACCCTATGCGACCGTGGCGCTCTGCACGCAGGGTTCGACATCAACCAATTGCGTGGCAAACAAGGTCAGCATCTACACCTCGACTGCCCTCAGCACGGCAACCCCCACAAATCCATTCACGGCCGATGCTGGCGGAAACTACTTCTTCTGCGCGGCGGTAGGGCATTATGGGGTCCTGATTTCTTCATCCTACGGGAATTTCTTCGTCAACGACTTCGCACTGGTTGACGACTGGTCAAAGGGCGGAACAATGACTGGGGCGCTTACTGATACATTCGGCTTTGTTGGCCCATTGACCGGCAACGTTACGGGCAATGTAAGCGGCAATGCGGGCACGGCTTCCGCATCAAACCATACTCCGACGCAGTGCGGGTCAGGACTCTACTCTCAGGGAGATACGACGAGTTGGGCTGCTAACTGCGCTCAGGTGATGTGGAGCCAGATCGGGAGCATCCCATCCTTCTACTACCAGACCGTACAAGCGGCTGGCACCCCCCTCACTCAACAGCCAGTCTTGAACTTCGACAGCACCATGTCGGCTGCCAACGGGACCGGAAAGACAAATGTCGGGCTCCCATCAGTGGGCACAGCCGGAACCTACGCGAATCCAACCAGCATCACAACGGACTCCAATGGCCGTGTGACAAACGTTACCAGTACTCCTGTGGCGCAGACCAATTGTCTCGTCTCAGCGTGCGCAGGAGGTAGCACTTACGCGAACGGTGTAACGTACACCAACACCAGCGGCGTTCCTGTGTTTGAGGAAGTGGTGATGGTTGGGCCACAAAACGACAACACTGGACGAAACTACGAAATATCTGCCGTTATTAACGGCGTGCAGGGACCGATAGGTGCAATCACGAATTCTTCCTATGGGCACCAATCGGTATCCTTTATGGTTCCTGTTGGAGCAACTTTTTCTGTGACAGTTTCACAAACCAACGGTGGCACAGTCTCACCGCCAGCATCAATTCAAAATTGGCTTGAATTGCCTTTTTAATGGGAACCTACACACTGAACTCCTGGCATGAAGTCGGGAACTGATACCAAAGGGAAAATCAATGGTTGAGCGCAGAACGAACGTAAGCCAATTCGCGGGAGTGAACGCTCTCCAAAAGGACATTGAGCGGCTGACCAAAGAGCGTGACGCACTCGCCAAAGAGCGAGAGAACGCGCAGACCAAACTACTCGAAGAGCATGGCGCATCACTAGCGGCACTGAAGACCGACCTAACGTTACTAGTGGAACGCACAAAAGACCTCCCCGCTGCCATCGAAGGTCTCAACACTCGATTGACTGCCCAGGAACGGTGGAAGATCCTCATGACCGGCTACGCGGCCGCCTTTGGCATCATGGGCGCGTTCTTGGGGTGGGTTATAAATTTTATCTTCCGAGCGCACTAAAACGGATTCGCCATGGATACACCAAGTCCTAATCCGGGATGGCCCCGCGATCTTCCGCAACCCGACGACTTATGAGGGCAACATGAACAGTTTTCCAAAGATCGAAGTCCTGGCATCCTGCGCAAAGTATGGTCCGGTTTTGAAAGTCCCGACAGGACTCGACGGCGAACGTGTGATGGCTGCACTGGCTTCTAACGAGAGCAGCACAGGCAACGACCGCGGGCCGCGCCATGAACCCGCATACGACGTAGGCGGTTCGGTATGGGCTTCGAGTCCTGCGCAGCGCTCTCTCGTGGCGAAGTATGGCCGGGACGGGGCGTCCAGCTTTGGCCCCTGGCAGACCATGCTGATCAACTGCCCAGGCTTTACTCCTGCCGAACTTGAAACCAGTCTTGACGATTGT